GCGTTTTATACCATTAACGTTTATTATTAAAACATACAAATTAATTCCCTTTTCACATCATGCGCCAAATCGAAAGACAAATGAACGAAGCAATCCTAAATGGTAAGGATTTTTTCAAAAGCAATACAAGTGTTGAAAATTACATCACAGAGACAGGCGCTAGAGAAGCAGTCGTCAAACTACACGGCAACCACATCGCAACAATCGGTGACACATTACAAATTAGTGACGCTGGCTGGCAGACCGTGACAACTAAGAGCAGACTTAATGCTTTACTAGATGAATTTGCCGACGGTTGCTATGTATTTCAAAGAAATTTCGACTGGTTCCTTGGTGACAGAGATGGCAACAAAATTCCATTTCCAACTGAAGAGTTTGTGACAGTTTAATTACTGTCACTCGGGCTCGTGCCAAGTCACGGGCCTAGGCCTTATAATGGCCACATAAGACAAATTACCCTTTTCAGTTTTATGCCAAATCATTGTTACAATCGAGTTACAATCTCTGCCAGAGAAGGCAAAGAAGATCAATTTAAAAAACTTGTAGAAATTTTTGAATCAGATACGCCTTTTGAAACTCTTTACCCATCACCAGATTGGCCCAACACACCAAACGATAAAGGCGAACTTCCAGAGCTTCGTGAAATGAAAAATTCAAAAGGCGAAGTATTTACTACTACCTACGAATTTCCAGGCGGTATAAACGACGACCGCTGGTATCATTGGCGAGTTGATAACTGGGGCACAAAGTGGGAGGCCTACGACCAATCCGAAGGCGACATTGACAAAGAATGTGGTTACGCTGAATTTACCTTTAACACAGCATGGGCGCCCGCTGATGGGATCTATAATGCCATTGTAGAGAAATTTCCAGATGTTGGCATCAGTTGGTTTTATGATGAGCCTGGATGCGAACTAGCTGGCTATCTACCAGATTAAATATTACTAATTGTTACAGATGCTTGAATCCTCGAGCATCTGTTTTTATAATAGTAATATAAACATCATTCAGCATCCAAATGACTACTTGTTACCAAACAGATCTAACCGACACAGAGTACAACGGTTGGACTAACTACGAAACATGGAACGCCGCCCTATGGTTAGGTAGCGACGAGGGACTCTACGAAATAGCACGCCGTGCTATGGATTATAACCACTTATTAGAAATCTTTGAGTGCTACGGAATTGAAAGCACAGGCGACGGCGTAAGATGGGATGATCCAAAAATCAATAAAGTTGAAATGGACGAAACGATAGAGGAATTATAACAAATTGTTAACTTATCCTTAAGAGTGCTTGAAATAGCGCTCTTAGGGTCTATAATAGGTACATAAGACAAAAACAACCCTTTTCAAATTATGTCAACTTTACATCACGAATCACTATTAGAAACCTGCTTTGATGAAGCAGTAGTCGATTTTTGCCTAGCAAACAATCTTACTCCCGAAATGTTCACAGAAATCGAAAGGCATTCAGGTGTTCAACTTGCACTTGAAAAAAGTGCTAGACAAAAGTTCGAGGATCTTTGCATATAATGAAAACTGCTACAGATATGTTTGATAACAACTTAAAACCCTACTATCAAGGGCGAGTGCTGATGAACGAATCAGCACTTAATGATCCGATCTTAATTGCTGTACTTGATGAAATGGCATTAAGAGACTTTAAACCTAGACCAACACCGCTGCCAGGTGTTTGGAATATTTCCGACTATGATTAGTCGGAAGCAGGCCCAGCTTTTACAACAGATTGTTAAGATGTTGTTAATGTTGATGGTTTTATCGCCTCTAGTGACTATAATAGAGGTATAAGAAATTTAATTCCCTTTTTATTATGATTCAAAAATTCGTTGAAGTCCCAAATACTACAATTCAAGAACCAGTTACTAATGACTTTGGTTATGACTTATGCTATGACATGGCACAAGAGTACGGCATAGCGGAATTGGTCTGGTATGCACTGAACGGCAAAAGAGTCGTTGAAGGCACTTACACTAATGAGGACTAGTGCCATGGCAGTTTCAAGACAAGCGCTCCTCGAGCAAGGTTACAAGATAACCAGACTTAGAACACGCCACCCACGCAAAGGCGAGTTAATTATGAGCATGACCAAAGGCGTAAGAACTAACACCAACCGAAGAGGGCAAGCATATAGCGCTCATGCACTTAGACCAGATACAAATATAATCGAAGCGCCTAAGTCATCATATTTTAAGACCAGCGGATAGTTCGTGCTGGCTGCAGTTGTTTGGGGGGTGATGATATCCCCCCTTGTTCCCTTACCAAAAAAGCTAAACATCCCTAACCTACAAAAGTATGCACCACCGAGACAAATATAAAAATTTCGCCGAGAGCCACAACCACGGCCAAGATTGGCCATTCTGGAAGGTAGTCTTTGCAGGATGGTTAATCAGATCCCCCATGAAGATACTCCGATTCTTTCTTGGTTTCGGTTTTTTCCTACTTCTTATCATTTTTGAGTTTGTGCCAGAAGATACTCAAAAAAATTTCGGTGGCCAAAATACCCACCACAGGTCTTATTGACAAGCACCTATATACATGGTATGATTATATTACACCTTTGAATATTACATGGCAAAAGGATTTAAAGTAAAAGCAGCGAAACCCGCTGCAGTTAAAGATGACTTCGACGCAGAAAAAGTTAGAGAGCATTTAAAAGGAAAGAAAATAGTTTTTTGTATGCCTGGAAGAGGTTGTAGTTATACCTTTCTCAAGAACTTTGTACAACTTTGTTTTGACATTGTTGGGTTTGGTGGAGCCATACAGATATCACAAGACTACTCTTCAATGGTAAACTTTGCACGATGCAAGTGTTTAGGTGCAAATGTACTACGTGGAAAGAATCAGAAACCTTGGGATGGTAAGTTAGAGTATGATTATCAGTTATGGATCGACTCTGACATTGTTTTCTCTACAGAAAGTTTTCTACGTCTCATGCAATTAGGTATGGAAAAAGATATTGCAGCTGGTTGGTATGCAACTGAGGATGGCACAACTACATCCATTGCACACTGGTTGGAAGAAGAAGACTTCAAGAAGAACAAAGGTGTGATGAATCATGAGACTGTGGAAACAATGAGTAAGAGAAAGAAACCATTTACATGCGATTACACTGGCTTTGGTTGGGTATCAATTAAGAATGGAGTCTTTGAGAATCTTGAATACCCTTGGTTTGCACCTCAGATGCAAGTCTTTGAATCAGGTGAAGTACAGGACATGTGTGGTGAGGATGTCAGTTTCTGTTTAGATGCAAAGAAGAAGGGCTTTGAGATATGGTGCGACCCTCGTATACGTGTTGGACATGAAAAATCAAGAGTCATTTGATGTCAGAGTCAAGGGGAAGTTAGTTCTCTCCAAAGGAAGTCTCGATGATGCAATGGATATCATGCAAGAACTCTCTGAGGCTTATTATAATACAGGTCAACCAGACCCAAGTACAATTACAATGGAATTAAACAATGGCGAAAATTAAATCAACTGCAACTGGATCGATATTTGTAGAGTCTCGTCCTAAAAAATCTCGGCAAGGACTCGGTAAACACTCGAAATACAGCGCAACTTCTCGAAACAAACCCAAGAAAAGATATCGAGGTCAAGGAAGATAATGAGTTACCAAGCATTACCCGACGGGCTATTCATTCAGAATAGTTCAGTAGCAGGCCAAGGCGTCTTCACAAAGGTCAAACTGATGTCGGGTATGGAACTTGGTATGTCTCACCTTTTAATCGATGATGAAATCTACCGTTCTCCAATTGGTGGATTCATAAATCACAGCGAAAAACCGAACTGTGAAAAGTATTTGGTAGGTAATAAGTACTATATTCGCACAATTTCAGACATTGAACCCTTAGAAGAGCTGTTTTTGAAATACACATTTTATAAAGTAGTATAAATATATTGAGTAAATTGCATCAAAAAGTAGATGCCGATTATAAGACAACAAAAATCGAGACGTTTTAAGGATATTTCTTTATCTTTTAAGAGACATCCTGTAACAAATGATATAATTGCACTTACAAATGAGGATGCAATCAAGAGATCTGTTCGTAATTTAGTTGAGACAATCAATACAGAGAGGTTTTTTAACCCTTTGATTGGTTCTGGTGTTAGAGAGAGCCTATTTGAACTTCCTGATAATAATCTAAGGGCTACTTTAAAGACACAAATTCAGACTACAATCGAAAATTTTGAACCAAGAGTCAATTTAACTGACGTTGTGGTCAATCATCCTAACGATACGAATGAATTACAGGTCAATATAAGTTATGATATCATCGGCCAAGAGGCAATACCCCAAGAAATTACATTTATCCTTCAACCAACCAGAGTATAATGGCATTTACACAGTATACAAACCTAGATTTTGAAGAAATTAAGGTTTCTTTGCGTGAATATTTGCGTGCCAACTCAAATTTTACTGATTTTGACTTTGAAGGATCCAATTTATCAGTCTTAATTGACACTTTAGCATACAATACCTACGTTACAGCCTATAATACTAACATGGTTGCTAACGAAGCATTCATTGATAGTGCAACTTTACGTGAAAATGTAGTAGCTTTAGCAAGAAATGTTGGTTATGTACCCTCTTCAAGACGAGCTTCGACTGCAAATGTGAGTTTTACAGTTGATTTAGGGTCTGGAACAACAAAATCTAGCGTGACATTGAAGGCTGGACTGGTTGCATTGGGTGATTTTGCGAATACTAACTATACTTTTTGCACTCCAGAGGATATTACATCACCTGTAAACGATGGATTTGCAGAATTTACCATTGATATTAAGCAAGGAACGTTTGTAACCAACGAATTTGTCGTAGATACGTCTCAACCTAACCAAAAATTCGTAATTCCGAACCCATATGTTGATACATCAACGTTAAAAGTGCAAGTTAGAGACACTTTAACGTCATCTTCAAGAAAAACTTACTCACAAATCGATAATATTGTTGGAATCAGTACTCATTCTGAGACATTTTTGATACAAGAGGTACAAGATGAGAAATATGAGTTACTTTTTGGTGATGGAGTGCTTGGAAAACGGTTAAGTAACGGAAATGTTGTTAATTCAACATATATTGTGACTGATGGAGTCAATGGAAACGGTGTTGCCAACTTTTCTTTCTCTGGAAAACTGGTTGATAATGATGGGGGACTGATTACAAGCGGAATTTCTGATATAATTACAAATCAAAGGTCAAGTAATGGTGCTGAAGTTGAAAGTATTGATACAATTCGTAATTTATCACCCAGAGTTTACTCGGCACAGCATCGAGCAGTCACAGCTAATGACTATGAAGCGATAATTCCAACAATTTTTCCAAATGTAGAGAGTGTAACTGCTTATGGAGGTGAAGATTCTAATCCACCGCAGTTTGGAAAGGTATTTTTATCAATAAAACCCAAAAATGGTCGATTTATCTCGGATTTTGACAAAAGACAACTTTTAGACAAGCTAAAAAATTATTCAGTAGCTGGAATTCGTCAAGAATTTATAGATTTAAAGTTTTTATTTGTTGAAATTGACACAAACGTGTATTACAACACAAATGCAGTTGCAAATGTCAATAATTTGAAAACTACCATCCGAAATTCACTTGAAACTTATGCAAACTCATCAGATTTAAATTCTTTTGGTAGCAGATTCAAATATAGTAAAGTTTTGAAGATAATTGATGATAGTAGTTCTGCAGTAACGTCAAATATTACAAAAATAATTATTAGACGTAATTTAGATGTTGATACAGCTAATTTTGCACAATATGAACTATGTTTTGGAAATAAATTCCATAATCGTAATAAAGGTTACAATATAAAATCAACAGGATTTACGGTTGATGGAATTCGTGGAGTTTTATATTTTACAGATACTTATGTTGATGAAAAAACTGGTAGATTGATTATTTTTAGACTTAGCAACACTGGAGCTGTTGAAATTGTCAATAGTAATGCAGGAACTGTTAAATATGACATTGGTGAAATTCTTATAGATACAATACGCATACTTTCAACTATTAAAGCAGATAACGTTGTTGAAATTGAAGCAATTCCAGATTCAAATGATGTTATTGGACTAAAAGATCTTTATTTACAATTATCAATTTCTGATAGTAAAATAAATTGTGTTGAAGATATAATTTCTACAGGTGCAGATACATCTGGTGCTAATTATATTTCTACATCTAGTTTCACAAATGGTTCTAAGGTTCGTGGTGATATTATAACTGATGCGGCATCATCATCTACCTTAGTTGGATATGTTAATGGTCAAGCATACTTTGGAGCTTTCCACACCATGAGTGATGGATCAAAAATGACAGGTAGCACTCATTCATCAGATAGTCAACCTATATCAAGTACTCCAGGCACTACATCTTCATCATCAACCACTACAAGTTCATCTTCTACATCATCTCGTTCGTCATCGTCATCATCTTCTTCCTCATCTAGTTACTAAACTGTTTAATAATGGGTATAGACACCGCAGCTAAAAAAGTTCAGATCAATAAACTTGTAAGAAGTCAAGTACCTTCTTTCATAGCAGAAGATAATCCCTTATTTGTTGATTTTTTAAAACAATACTATATTAGTGAAGAAAGTAAAGGAAAGTCTATTGATATAATTACTAATTTTAATGACTATCAGAAAGCTGATACTTATTCGGAAAATTATAATTTAATTGGATTTACAACATGTACAAGTCTTGTAAATTCATATGATGCTACAATTAATGTAAGTTCAACTGATGGATGGCCTTCTGATTATGGATTACTTAAAATTGATAATGAAATTATTACATATACTGGTATTACCTCCACATCATTTACTGGATGTGTAAGAGGATTTTGTGGTGTTGATAACTTAAAGTCACCAACAAATCCTGAGTCTCTTGTATTTTCTACAACAAATGCAAGTAAACATGAAAATGAATCAAAAGTTATCAATTTAAGTAATTTATTTTTACAGGAATTTTGGCAAAAAACAAAACAATTGTTTATGCCTGGATTTGAGGATCGTAAACTAAATGCAAAAGTAGATAAAGCTACCTTCTTACGTCAAGCAAAAGATTTCTATGCATCAAAAGGAACTGATGAAGCAATAAAAATATTATTTGGTGTATTATTTGATAGTCGAGCTGAAGTTATAAAACCAATTGAATATCTGTTTGCACCATCAGATGCGGATTACGTAAAAACTAATGATTTGATTGTTGAGAGAATTAGTGGTAATCCTGCAAAAGTAGTTGGCCAAACATTATTTCAAACTGATAATCCAGCTACTAGTGGATCTATTTTTAATGTTCAATTCTTCCCTAGAGATGGTAGAAATTATTATATTGTTAGTTTAAGTAAGGGATCAATAGTTGGAACATTTGAACCAACAGGATCTTCATCTTTGATCAATCCTGTTTCTATCGGAACTACAGTCATTACTGTTGATTCAACACTTGGATTCCCTGACGAAGGAGAATTATATGTTGGTGCTGGTTTAACTGTTGGTATTGCAACATATACGAGTAAAACATCTACACAATTCTTTGGTGTTTCTGGTATATCATCCAGTTATACTGATAGTGATTTTGTAAGATCAGGTAAAACAGTATTTGCATATGAAGATGGAGACGCAAGTAAACCAGTATTTTTTAGATTAACAAATGTAGCTAATAATGTAGATTTAACGGATGTTGGATTTTTAAAAGAGGGTGATGTTATTGTACCAAGGCAATTAGGTAAAGTATCAGATCAAGCTAATCAAAATTTAAATAGTTGGATTGATAATATAAAAACTAAAAGTGATGTTGCGAGAGATATAGAAACAAATACATCT